TACATAGAAAAAAATCCAACCAAATTAAAATTATCAAAAATTCATATTGATGATAAATTAGGCAACACCGCTCGTATGCATGGTACTAGCGAAAAAGATATTGAGAATTTAAAAAACTCTTTATCTAGTGGTTGGAATACAAGTGAATATCTACCATGTGTTTATAAAAATCCAGATAAGTCTAGTGACTATTCATATATTTTAGCATATGGTTATAATAGATGTATAGCTTTAGAAGAATTATATGGTGATAATTTTGAAATGTGGTTTGATATAGTTGATTGTACAGATAGTGAATTATTAGATATAAGAACCATGGAAAATGAAGGTCTACCAAAAGTTAACAATAAAGAAATAGACATTGTTAAAACTATAATGGTAAAAATAGATAGACATGGTTTTCCTAAAGATAGTGATAAGATTAGAGACCATTTATATAAACTTTGTCCTAATAGACACACTCAATCTATAGAAAATATTATTAGACAAGTAGAAGAAAGAGCTAGTATACACAATGCTGTCTATGAATGGAATCCATCAAAAGCAAAAAGATGGTCTAAAGATGATTCGTCTATTAAATATAATTATGATGGTAAGGAAACCAATGGTGTACATACATTTATTTGTAAACAAGGTGGTGCTTATAGAACTTACCATAGAATGATAACCAAGTACCTTGAGACCGGTAACCCTTGTCAAGTTATATTTCATGTATCAAGACCTACACCTAAATCTCCAATAAGTGAAAAAAGAAAAAGAACTTTAGAGGATTGGAATGAAGGAATTAATAGATTAAAACAATTAGGTTGTAAAACCAATTGGATGAAAGCGGCTGGTTTCTTTCCACAAGTAGTTGGTAAAGACAATTGGTCAAAATTAGTACAAGTTAAATAAATAATGGATTGGGAGGGAGCATTGACTTCCTCCTGATTTTATGTTAAAGTGAGATAATATTATGGAAATAAAGAATATAAAATTTAAAACACGTGAAGGTGATATATCCGAATCAGGTGCTTGTAATTTTTCCAATGGTAAATGGGTTGATAGAACTACTGACTATTACTTTAAAGATAAGAAAGTAATTATATTCAGTTTACCAGGAGCTTTTACACCAACTTGTACATCACAACAACTTCCAGGTTATGACAACCTGTATACGAAATTCAAAGAACATGGCATAGATGAGGTTTATTGTATATCAGTAAATGATTCTTTTGTTATGAATGCATGGAAAACCAACGAACAAATCAAGAACATTAAAATGATACCAGATGGCAATGGCGAACTAACAAAGAGTTTAGATATGTTAGTTAACATAGAGGCCATTGGTTTTGGTTACCGTTCATGGAGATATGCAGCTATTGTACACAATGGTGATATAATAAAAATGTTCGTTGAACCTGGTAAAGAATTTAATGATCCATCGGATCCTTATGGAGTATCTTCACCAGAAAATGTCTTGAAATATTTGGAGGCTTGACATTTTGAACAAATTGATATAGTATAGAAAATGCGGATGTCGTATAAAAGTATTATGATAGGTTTCCAACCTGTAGAACTTGGGGCAGTACCAAGTATCCGCTCCAAAAAGAAAAGTTAAATTATGAATAGGAGTGATTATAAAATGAACTTGTCCACAAACACAATAGCTTTGTTAAAAAATTTCTCTGATATAAATCAGAACATTTTAATTAAGCCAGGAAATAAGATACAAACTATTTCCAATATGAGAAATATTTTAGCAGAGGCTGAAATAAAAGAAAAATTTGATAGTGAATTTGCTATCTATGATCTACCACAATTTTTAAGATCATTGGATTTATTTAAAAGTCCTGAACTAACGTTTAATGGTGGTGCTTCAATGACTATCAGTGAAGCTAAAGAGGGAAGAAAATCAGTTAAGTATTTCTTCTCTGATAAATCTACGGTGTTTACACCTAATAAGATTAACATGCCAGATAAATATGTTTCATTTCAATTAAAAAATGATGACTTAGCTGAACTACATAAAGGCGTTACAACTTTAAATTTACCAGATGTTGCTGTAATAGGCGATGGTAAAAATATTAAATTAGTGGCTACTGATAAGAAAAACAAGACTTCTAACGTAGTGTCTTCTGTAATCGGAAAATCAGATGTTAAGTTTACTGCTTACTTTAAATCAGAAAACTTTAAGATGATACCAGATGATTATGATGTAGCAATATCAAAAGCAAAAATATCTAGTTTCATTAGTAGAGCAAAAAACGTCCAATATTGGATTGCATTAGAACCTGACTCTGAATTTTAAGGAGTTGGTCAATGACAGATTTTTTGTGGGTAGAACAATACCGACCCAAAACAATAGATGAATGTATCTTATCAGAAGATACAAAGAATACCTTTTTAGAATTTCTATCTAAAAAAGAACTACCAAACATGTTATTAACTGGTACTGCCGGTACTGGTAAGACAACTGTTGCTCGTGCTTTATGTGAAGAATTAAACCTTGATTATATTATAGTCAATGGATCAGATGAAGGCCGTCAAATAGATACGTTAAGACATAAGATTAAAAACTTTGCAACAACTGTATCTTTCAATACAGAATCAAAACATAAAGTAGTCATAATTGACGAGGCAGATTATATGAATGCCGAATCGGTACAGCCTGCTTTAAGAAACTTCATAGAAAGTTTTTATAATAACTGTAGATTTATATTTACTTGTAACTATAAGAACAAAATCATACCAGCTTTACATAGTCGTTGTACTGTTATTGACTTCAAAGTTTCTAATGGTCAAAGAGGGAAAACTGCTGTTGCTTTTATGAAACGTTTGGAAAGTATCTTAAAAGAACAAGAAATTGAGTATGATAAAAAAATATTAGCTCAGTTAATTGAAAAACATTATCCAGATTTTAGAAGAACTATCAACGAACTTCAAAGATATTCTGTACGTGGTAAGATTGACAGTGGTATTCTATTCAATTTAAAAGAAACAGACTATAAGAATCTTATGGGTTACCTGAAGAAAAAAGAGTTTGATAATATGAGGAAGTGGGTAATCCAACATTTAGATATGGACGCTACTGATCTATTCAGAGGTGTCTATGATGTTCTATATGAAAGTTTAGAACCTAAATCCGTACCTCAAGCGATATTAATAATTGCTGGCTACCAGTACAAGGCAGCTTTTGTGGCTGACCACGAAATTAATGTAATCGCCTGCCTAACAGAGATTATGGCCAATTGTAAATTCAAGTGATGAAAGGAAACATTTTACTAAATATGTTTAGAAAGGCAAATGCCTTTTAAATCAATGAAAGAGATAAAGAAAAGAAATGGCAAAGAGAACATTATGGAGAGTTATGATAGTTAAGTTTAGAATGTGGTATGCTGACGTAAGAGGACACCACGGACATAGATGGAACTACGAACCATCCGAGCATTATATGGGTAGGCACCCAAAGAGAAATGACAGACATTAACAAATTAGTAAATGAAATAGGTAAATTAACTATGCAAGAAGCTGCTGATATGGCCAAAATGATGGAAGATCAGTGGGGAATACAAGCAAGTAATTTACAAGCAGTTGCTCCAACACCTGTTGCAGTTTCAGAAGAAAAGAGTACAGCTACAGTTATATTAAAAAGTTTTGGTGAAAAGAAAATGGGTGTATTAAAAGTTGTTAAAGAAGTATTAGGATTAGGTTTAATGGAAGCAAAGACTTTTGTTGAAGATTTACCTAAAACGGTTGAAGAAAACCTTGAAATAGCACATGCTGAAGAATTAAAGAAGAAGTTAGAAGACGCTGGCGGAACAGCAGAACTTAAATAAAATTGATTCAAGGCACTAGTTTATATTATGTACGAATTAAAAGATTATTTAAAAGCTATAAACGAAACAAAAGTTAACCTTTTGAAGACCAGCGATATTGCCTGGATTAAAAAGTACCCTCCCTACATCATTAATAAGTGTTTATCCATGTTTTGGGATACACTTCCACATGCCAATGAAATGAATGGTTATCACTTCTTGGACAAAGACATACAATTTCAGTTTTTACTAAATAGTATCAGACCAAAGAAACGATTTGGAGGGAAGTGGATCAAACAAATTAAGTTGATTGACTTGGAATATGTAAAAGAGTATTATGGATACAGCAATGATAAAGCAAGACAAGCACTACAAATACTCTCAAAAGAACATATAGATAAAATTAAACAAGCCTTATACAAAGGCGGGAGAAGAAAATGAATGATGAAATAACGTGGTCACAAGATCAGATGTTAGAGGTAACTCTAAATCAACCAGACGATTTCTTAAAGGTTAGAGAAACACTTACCAGAATAGGTGTTGCAAGTAGAAAAGATAAAACCCTTTTTCAATCTTGTCACATATTACACAAACAAGGAAAGTATTACATAGTACATTTTAAAGAACTTTTTGCTTTAGATGGAAAGAAGGCAACTCTAATTAATAATGATATACAACGTAGAAATACAATAGCAGTATTACTAGAAGACTGGAAATTAATCAATATATTAAACAAAGATACAGCAAAAGAAAACAAAGCACCATTATCACAAATTAAAGTATTACCATTTAAAGAGAAAAAAGAGTGGATATTATCCGCTAAATATAACATAGGTAAGAAAATAATTAAGGAAGACAAGCCTCTTCCGAAGGAAGAAAAACCTGATAATGCAGATACCAAAGTTTAGAGATTATATAACAGAGCAAAACCAAGGTCGTAAAGATAAACCGATTACGGTTGCTATACTTACTATAAATGATTCAGAGGATCCTCAAAAGGATTCAACTGTTGAACTTATAGAAAAGGCGTGTAAAAAACAAAAGACTAAATGCGTTATTGTTAATACTACATCTACTATAATCACAGCAAAAGACGAAGATAAGAACACCCTTACTGTCTATAATTACGATGGTAAGAATGGTGAACATACCTTTACAGGTAAAGATACCGTTGTTGTAACACGAGGTGGTGCAGTGGAGAACGAAGCTGGACTGTCTTTAATCTCTGCCTTTCAAAACTCACAATCATTTATGTTAAACACAAGAGCAGCTATGATGACTTGTGATAACAAATTAACGTCAGCTTTACTATTTGAAAAGTTTGGTATAGCTACACCAAGAACAGCATTTATATCTAACGAGAATAATATAAGAACTGGAATAGATATGATTGGTGGTAAGTTTCCACTTATCTTAAAGACATTAACAGGTACACAAGGTATCGGAGTAATTAAAATTGAAAGTTATGAGGGTCTTGTTGCAACTGTACAAGCAATGTGGAAATTAGAATCTGAACTTTTAATACAAGAATTTATGCCTGTCAAGTTTGATGTAAGAACTTTCTGTTTAGATAACAAAGTTATTGCAAGTACAAAAAGAGTACATAGCTCATATGACTTTAGATCAAATACTCATAGAGGTGCCGAGGCACACCCTTATGTTTTAAATGATGAAGAACATGAACTAATTTTAAAAGCTTCAAGAGCTTCAAAGGCATATATGGTAGGAGTTGACCATATAATACACAATAAAAAACCATACATTTTAGAAATCAATGGTAGTCCAGGATCAGGTGCTGACTATCAAGGTTACCAATACAAGGATTATTATTCTGATCCAGAACCATCTGGTAGAATAGACGGTGAAAAAATGATGGAATATCTTGTTGATTATGTTCAAGATAGAAGTCATTGGGATAGACAATCACTTATAGAATGTGGTTGGTTAGAAACTGTTGACGTTGCCGATGTAGCTAAAGTTAGAGCTAAGTTTGATAGTGGTAACGGATCAAAAGCTTGTGCTTTACATGCCGATAAAATTATGTCAGATAAGAAAACTGTTAAATGGAAATATAACGGTAAAACTTATGAGAAACCTAAATTTGGTCAAAGTAAAATTTTTAGAGCAAATGCTACAAACGAACCTTCTGAAATTAGACCTACAATATTATTAGATTTAACCTTTAATGGTTTTACCTATAAAGATGTAGAGGTAGGATTAGATAGTAGACCAAGATCAGGATCAGACTTATTAATTAATAGAGATTTAATGAGACAAATGAATGTTAGTGTTAACCCTAATAGAACGTTTGTATTAAGTAAAAGACTAAAACCGGTTGACAAAGAACAGAAGTAAA